GTAGTTGTTAAGCCCAAGAATGGTTGCTATACTAGGCCAGACTATGATAAAGATGGAAAGACTTGGAAAGAAAATGAACTTTATTGTTCTGCTTTCTGGGTTCCACTTTATAAAGATCCAGCTTTTAATGAATTTCTAGAAAAGAAATTTGCATTTGAAGATTCTAAGCTTATTTCTGCAACTGAAGATGTATTTGATATGATTGACGGTAAAACTGAACTTTCAACTGAATCACTTCCAACGGCCGAACCGGATTCAGAAGATGATGATGAAGATAAATAATTTGATTTGATTTTTCATAGAAATTCAGGATTTTTAAGTCCTGAATTTTTTTGTATATTTGTAATTGAAAATTTGAGAGGTTTCATGAGTTCGGCATTAGATTTTGAAAAGATTATAATTAAGTCACTTTTTATAAATGAATCTGTAAAAAATAAAGTTGTTCCAATGTTGGATATAAAGTGGTTTAGAAATAATGTTGATTTAGCAAAGATAATTGGATGTATTATAGAATTTAATGAAAAATTTGAAAATATGCCAAGTCCAATTGAACTTAGGCAAATGCTTAGAGATGATAATCTTATAAAGATTTTTGATGAATGTATGGCAATATCTGATGAAGATTGTAATTCTAAATTCATGCTTGAAGAAATTGAAAAATTTGTTAAACAGAAAAAACTTTGGAATGCCGCTAGTGATGTAATTGATTATCTTAAAACTGATGATTGTAACAAGAAACCACTTCAATGTAGTTTTAGTGAAGTATTTTCTGATGCTGAAGCTTTTTCTTTTGATACATCAGTAGGATTTAATTATATTGATGAACTTGATAGAATTTATGATGAAGTAATAAAGAATGAAAAGCTTGTAAAATCTGGATTGAAAACTATTGATGAACTGCTTTATGGCGGATTTCATGAAAAGTCAATATCACTTATTCTTTCTCCAACAAATGTAGGAAAGACTTTGATAATGTGTTCATTAGCTTCTAATATGATTCGCCAAAATTATAATGTATTATATGTTACATTTGAAGATTCCGAATTGAAAATAGGTGCTAGAATTACTCAAAATCTTTGTGATATGACACAAGATCAAATGAAACTTATGTCAAGAGAATCGTATGAAAAATGTAAATCTAACTTAAAGAAATTAATTCATTCTTCTCTCATAATAAAAGAATATCCTGAAAGTGCAATAAATGCATTATCTTTAAAATCTTTGATAAAAGAACTTAAAGAAAAAAATCACTTTGTTCCTGATATAATGTTTGTTGATTATATCGGATGCATGGTTCCTAATGGACAGCAAAATCCAAATCTTAACACAAATACTATTCTTCTTAGAGTAGCTGCGCAAGTTAGAGCGATTTCTATGGAATTTGGGTTTCCGATTGTGTCAGGATCTCAGGTAAACAGAGGTGGATATGATTCAGCTGAAGTAAATCTGAATGATGCTGCTGATTCTTTTGGTCAGACTATGAAGGCTGATTTTATTTTAGCAGTAACTCAAACTCCAGATCTTAAAGAGCAAAACTTATATAGTCTTAAGGTAGCAAAAACTAGATTTGGAAATAATAAAGGTGGAAGCGTCTGTGTCAATGTTGATATAGCCAAACAAAGAATTTCTGATTTAAATGATAAGGCACATGGGGTGTTTGAATTTGCTGAAAATGAAACTAAAAGCAATCTTTTAAAAATTTCATCAACTCCAATTTCACCGGCTGTTATAAATAAGCCAGTAATTAACGATGATTTCACTATAAATTTTGATAAAAAGAAAAATGTTTCTGATAACTGGGAATAATTTTTTATCATAAAAAATTTATTATATTTAAAAAAGGAGATAATATATATGTTTTTAATTAGTACAAAGACTTGCCCAAATTGTAAAATGGCTAAAAAATATCTTGATGAAGCAAAGATTGATTATTCTGTCAAATATGCTGAAGATGATCCAGAATATTGTACAAAAAACGAAATTCAGACAGCCCCTACATTAGTTCTTAATGATGGCACTAAAATAGAAAATGTATCAAATATAAGAAAATGGATTAAAGACAATGAATGATGATGAAGAAAATTATTCAGATTTAAGTGCTATAGAATTAAAAGCACATAAGGAAGAATTTTATCAAATTCTTAAATCTTATGGGTTCGATTTTGATGATATAGATGAGAAAACTAGATTACCAAAATCTATGATTCCTGTAATTGCAAATAAATTTGATGCTGTTATGAAATTTAATTATGCTATTGAAATGATGCATAGAAAAAAACAAGTTCCAATTATAGAATCATTTGTTTATTTAGTTACCGATTTTTTTGAGCCAAAGCAATTACTTAAAATAATTCAGACTAATAATTTGAATTTTTTGCAAATGGAATTAAAAAAGAAATATAAGTTGGACGATAAAATTGACATTTTAAGTAAGATAAATATGTTCATAATGTGAGAAAATTATATGCAAAATTGGAAGCCTGAACAACTTTATTTTTTCTTTTCAATGTTAAATGGAGAATTATCAAAAAAGAATTCTCAATTTTTTAATTTGTCAAAACTTAAAATGTTTGAACTTTCTCCGCAAACAGGCTTTATGAATGATAAGATGCGTAGAGTTTTTGAACTTAAAAATTCAATGTATGTTAATCTTTGCAGTTTTTTAAATTCAGGCGTATTGGATTTTGATACATTAATTGTGTGTCTTCTTGGTGAATATATAAGAACTAAGAAAAAAGTAAAAATTGAAATGTTTGATAATTTAGAAGATATTAAAAAACTTCTTAATTTTTATAATATAATAGGAAGTAAAAATCAGTCAGAGTATTTACTTTCTCTTATAAATAAAAAAACAACAATTATGAATAAGTTTATAAATGGCGGAGATGATATTTTTAAAAATAAAGAAGATCAGAAAAATGAATTATATAATTTGATATTAAAGGGAAAAGTAAGTTATTTATTTTATTCATATTTTTTAAATAATGGGAAAATAAAAATTGATGAATCTAAAATAATTGATGAAGAATTTAAAAAATTCATAAAAATTATAAAATTTGTAAAAGATATTGATATGTGTGAAATTAAAAATATATGAAATTTTTTCTTATTAAAAAATTTGTATATTTAAAAAAGGTTTCGTTGATAAAACGAAAGTTAAAACAAAACAATAAACAAAAGGTAAATAATATGATAACCGTAAGAAATAATATGGCAGAATACTTCAAGATGATTGAGGAAACTGCTCCGCAAGAGAAGCGTAAGTCTTTTGCCATTGAAAATGCATTCAAGCCAATTCCAAAGGATGGAAAATTCGAAGTTGTAATTCGTTTTCTTCCTCCTGCTGTGACTGAATTTAAGCCATTCGTGGAAAATCGTAGTCACTTGTTTAAGATAGGTGAAGATAAGTGGTTTGGATGTGATTGTCTTGAAAAGTTTGGTAAGCCATGTCCAATTTGTGATTTTAATCGTGGATTGTATAAGACACATACTAAGGAAGAAGCGTATAAGCTTCGTCTTGGAAATGCAAGATCTAAGTATATTTCCAATATTCTAGTAGTTAAAAATGATGCAGCTCCAGATACAGAAGGAAAGGTGTTTCGTTTTGAATATGGTCGTCTTATCATGGAAAAGATTCGTACTGCGATGACAGGCTATGATGATCCTGATGAAGGACATATTGAAGGTTTTAATCCATTTGATTATAATACCGGTGCCAATTTCATTTATTCTGGAGTACAAGGCGCTTATGGCCCTAAGCTTGATGGCTCACACTTCTCCAAGCAAAAGCCAATTTCTGATAAAGCTAATGTTCCATATACACAAGAACAAGTTAATGCACTTGAAGCAAAGCTTTATACATTGGATGATTGCGAACATAAGGAATCAGAATGTCGTGATTATGAATCAATTGTAAAGGCTTATAAGGATAAGACTGGAAAGGATCTTTTTGAAGGAACTTCTAGTCCAGCTGCTGATGCTATCAAGGAAGATGTTCCAGTAGCTCCAGTATCTGTAAAGCCAGTTTCAGTATCCACTCCAGTTAAGCCAGCAAAGGAAGAAAATGAAGTACTTGATTCTAATGACTTCTTTGCTGCATTGGAAAATTCTTAAAAATATTTAAATAGAAATTAGACGATGACAAAATCATCGTCTTTTTTTATTTTTTAAAAAAGTTATTATATTTGAAATATGGAAAAATTTAATTTTTATAATCGTAAATTGAGAATACTTAATTTTTGTCATACTGATTTAGATGGAGCAGTTTCGGCAATAGTAATAAGAAATGTATTTGAAAAGGTTATTACCGTGCCTATTAGTTATAGATCAGAAATAAATATAGGCGGGAAACTTGACAGAAATATAAATGATGTAGATGCAATAATTTTTACAGATTTTTGTCCAACAATATCTTTGGAAACTGTAAAAAGTTATGGAAAGCCTGTTTTAGTTCTCGATCATCATGAATCTGCAAGAAAATATAATGATCCTGCTAATCAAATTTATGTAAATGAAATTTATTGTGGTGCTAAACTTGCATATAAATTTTTTGAAAAATTTGTAAATCTTAAACATCTTGAAACTTTGGTAGAAATTACTGATGATTATGATAGATGGATTCTTAAGGATAATAGATCATTTCCTTTAAATCAACTTTTTTGGGCTAATGAATCCATTGTAGATTTTATAGATCGTTTTAATGATGGCAATATCAATCTTAGTGATGCGGAAAAGAAATTCTTAATTGAAACTAAAAAGAAAATTTCTGCCTTTATTGATAAATTAGAAATTATGGAATTGCCAAATGATGGTGTGTTATGTACATGTTCAGAATATCTTGGAGAAGTATCGTATGAACTTCAAAAGAAAGGGTATAAATGGATATGTATGTTTAATCCTAAAACAGAAAATCTTTCAATGAGATCTAGGGATAATAATTTAAATCTTATTGATGTTACTAAAATGCTAGGAATTGGCGGTGGGCACTCAAAAGCTGTAGGAATTCCGTGTGCAGCAAAAGATTTAAAAACTGTTATAGCAAAAAGTATAAAAATTGTAAGTGACATATTTGCAAAATGAATAGTATTTCAGAAATTGATAATGTAACTAAAGCTTATATTTTGGAAACTTATCTAAGGCAGGCCGTTCTTCCATTTAAGCATAAGTCTCTTGCAAAGCAGATTCAAATTGAATGTGTGTATTGTGGAGATAAAAGACTTAAAGGAACATTGTTTCTTACAAATAATAACAACTGGGCTTACATCTGTTGGAAAGCTTCCTGCCCATGTTCAGGAC